TCCCCGCTCCGTTTTTAATAGTAAAATATCCATGTGTTAAAATGGGAGATCACTCCCTTCGCTTGCACTCGGTTGAGTTACTTGTTGAACGTTTGGTTTACTTGCCACTTGTTGACCTACTTTGTCAATCTTCCACGCTCTTACGGTTGTGTACCAACGTCCGTTATATTCTCGGCTTTCAATGTCAAAACTGATATTTACAGTTTCATCTATAGAGATAGGAAACTGATCAATTTTATCGCCGAAAAGATTAAAACACACCTTTTTCGGATATTGATCGGCTGTTTCCAGTACATAATCTTGTGAACGCCACGTTCCATTTTTTCCTTGTCCTTCTTGAATTGGAAGGATAGAAATAATTTTACCTTGTATTTCCATCTTTTTTATTTATTTATTGTTGTTACTACTTGTGTCGTACTTGTTTTGTAAGGAGGCTTAACTGTATAAACAGAACCAGTTTCTGAGTCCAAATGTTCAAACTCTTTTTTCTGAGCTTGCATGAATTTTTCAAACGATTTCTTTTGCTCGGTCAATTCATCGATTTGTGCGCAAATACGCTCATATTGTTCATGTCCGCAATCTTCGTAATGCCATTTTGTACCAACTTCTTTAATTTGAAATTGTGCATTATAGCATGTAAATGTTTTGGCATTTTCTTTTTCTGCTTCGGACAATAAAGCATCTTTAAACTCTTTATTTGCTCGAATACTTTTTACTACATTTTCCATGCACGCCAATTGTGCATCTGTCTTTAAAGGGGAGATATACCCCTCTAAAGCATCACTTACCATCTTATCAACAAATACTTCGATTTGTGATTTTGTTTCTGGGAATAGAGCCGTTAAGCTACTTACTGACATTTGATTCATTTTGTTCTGTTTTTGGATATTTTAAACCTGCTTTTCTTGTTGACTCAATAAATTCTTTGTCTGATTGTAGACCGACATACTTTTTCCAAACTACTGTTATTTCAGAAAGACTTTTTACTTCGTCCATTTCTTTAATAGCTTTCTCTTTATCTAAGAAAGATGGCTTAACAGGTTCTTTCTTTGGAGGAATATTCCCTTTCCCTTGGAATACACTAATTCCAATTCCTAAATAAGACCCTATCTTTGTAATTCCATCGGTAGTTGCACCTTTGTAGGCATCACCTAAATCGAAGTTTTTAGAGTTTTCTCCTCCGTTATCATTACCACCAAAACTTTCATAATAAACTCCATACATAGGTATGGTTAATATTGTTTTTACGACTACCATACCGTTACTATTTTCTGATATTTTTTCGGCTTTAATTTGCCAAGAACCGCACCCAAACACATCGTTTAATCTTTCAGTTACATAAATAGCCTTAATACTGCTTAAATACGTTTTTGTAGGATGTTGTTTTACAGCTTCAACTGGCAATTCTTTTTTAAGAGCTATGTACATTTCGGGGGTTATTTCTTTTACTTCCATAACTTAATTGTTTATTTTGTTTAATTCTTTAATCATTCGTTGTGATAGCCTTTCGATACACATTGCGTAGACTTCTATTTTGTGTTTTGTTGATGGCAAACTATAGAAATGTTCAGTTACCAACCGAGTATCAATGTGTTTTTGAAATAATTTAATTGCGGAAGAAAGCGCTTCGATTGTTTCCATGATTATTCGGTTGCTTTTTTAATTGCTAATTCTAAATCACAAAATGCTGTTTCTTCAACATCTACAAATCTTAATGCTTGAATGCATGCCTTAAGTAAATCAGGTGCTGCAGCGATAAGTTTTGCGTTTGCATTTGCACCTATTGGGGTTGGGTTATTTGTTTCATTTGATATGTCTATTTCGCAAATTAAAACAATACCATCTGATTTTATTTCGATAGTTCTATTCTTTGTTTTTCTAACTGTCCATTTTCCTTGTGTGTGTTTTGTTTCCATGATTAAAATTGTTTGTTAAGTGAATTTTGTGTATCTAATATTGTTTGTTTTTCGTCTTGAAGTTCTTGTTCGCACCCCGAGCATAATATATATTCGTTTAACTCATGCTCTTCAAATTCATTTCCACATGATTTGCATTCAATTACATCTTCAATTTCTTCTTTGTGTATCATAACTTATTTTTATCTTTTTGAATTGACTGTCAAATACCAACAATTGATATAATGATAGATACTATAGTTAATATTATAATTAAAATTGCTCCCATAACCGTTTTGTTTTAGAATTTCAATACACAAAGATAGTATAATCTTTTCATATATGCAAATTATATGGTTAAATAAATCAATTATTTACAATTATTTTTGCGAGCTTCTAATATTTCAGATATTGATGTTTCAAGTCGCTTTAATTTCGATACGGATATTTCAGTTTTACCTGTTTTATACCTCCAAAACGTTGCGACTGACACGTTAGCCATAGCGCATAATTCCTTATCGCTAATTTTGTTGTCTGATTGATTTTTTTTTATTTCTTCGATTGTCATGTTGATGGTTGTTATGAATTAATTCCTATAAAATCGTTTTTAGTTATATTGAAAGAATGATAACCGCTTGCAGTATATCCAACTTGGCATTTTACAACGCAATATATAAAAGGATGGTTGTAGTCATTGATCGGGTTGCTTCTCCTAAATTGAATTATACTGCCTTTTTTGTATTTTTGGCAATAAATAATATCTTTATTTAATCTACCAATTTTGAGAGTTGATTTTTTAAAATCACGCAATTCCTGTCTGTCAAAATATGTGTTTAATTCTTCGAAAGAATTTGGATATTTTCTTTTTAGCCATTTTAAATCATCCATAATATTTTATTTTTACATTAAAAACTTAAAGCCAACAAACGCAAGAGCCATGAATAAAACTCCGAAAACTATTCCTTTCAGCAACTCTTTGTTTTCTTTTAAAAATAATTTTACTGATTTTATAGTCTGCTTTGTGAAAAGATAATCCTTTTCAATTTCATTGAATATTTGATGCGTAAGTCGCAATTCACAGTCTTCAGCATCTACATAACTAATGTCATCACCACCGTATGATATTGAGATAGTATATCTGTCAACTACGCATAAGAATTTAGCGTTATATCCGTTGACGTAGATTTTTGAACCGATTGGAAGTGTTTTAATTGTTTTCATAAATTATTGCTTTATTATGGAATAAATACTTAAAATATTTACGTTTGAAAGTTTTTCATAATTAAAATTACATACAAACTTTTTTATTTGAATCATTTCATATTCTTTGTTTGTTTTTTCATCTCCTAAGAAATAATATCCACCCCATTTTTCTTGTGGTATATGTTTAACTGAATTATCCCCTTCTATTTCTATTTTAAAAGAATATGTTTTAGTAAATGCTCTTTTTTCTGTTACTCTTTCAATAGTTCCAATTAAAGTTAATGCACCATATTGGCTTTTATATATTTTATCTCCTACTTTTAAATTCATAATTGTTTATTTTATTTTATTGTTAATTGATTCAGCTATAAAAAACGATATTCCGATTAATACAATATCGGCAATACTTAGATAGAACAATACATGCTTCTGAGTAAGGTTTAAAGCGATTGTAAGCGCAAGTAATGCAATTACCAATACAAAGCATGTAATGCTTGCATATCCTTTTATTTTTAGCAGTTTTTTAGTTTCCATGATTTTGTTTTATGTTTTTGCAAATTTGTTTGTGTTCGTTAAAATTATACGGATATGGTATGATCCTATCGCAATGCGGACATTCTCTATATTTTCTCTTTTTACATAGATTTTTAAGTTCAATTAAATCTTTTTGAAGTGGAATTGTTGTTTTTAGAGTCGCATTTATTAGTCGAGAATTTATCGTTTTACAAATCCAACTTTTATTTGTTTTAGTACTAAAAAATGTAACGATATATCCTAGTTCGCCAGCGCATTCAAAAGTAAAATTACTTATTGATATTTTTCGGGTGTTTACTAATTGCTTTTTCATAATTATTTAGTTATTTGATTCACATTCTTTTCCCCATTCAGTTACTACAAAGTCATACAACGAACCTATCGTTTTAAAATCAAACATTTCTTTTTCTTCTAAAAGAACTTTCATGTTATACCAACAACTGGCAATTAAAAAATATTTACCATCACCAAAAATTGACTGGTCTTCGCTGAAATAATCTATTTCTATAATTATGTTTTTAACATTAGTCGGAACGTATACATCTGCATATGCATCATAATTGTCAGTCCCTGAATCATGTATTGAAAATAAAGCTTCACAACCAGTTATGTGATAATGCGTCATAATTTCATTACGAGTAATATTTGATTTTCCAATAAAAAAGCGACAATCGTCATGTCTCATGTTAATAATTGCTATTTCGTCTGAAATTGGATAATAATGCGGAGTTTTCATAACTGTATTTTTTAAATTATTTTTTTGTTTTTGATTACGATGTAAAAGTACATCTTTCTTTTCATATATGCAAACTATTATTCAATTATTTTTGATTTTGAGTGAAAGTTTAACTAATAAACTGTTTCCAGACAAATATCATTGATTTTGCCCATGCAGGAAGCTCTCTATTCGGTTGTGTCATGGTTTTGACTGAATCGGTCGAAAGCCCTGTAATTTCAGCAATTGAAGCATTTGTTAGCTTCAACTGCCTTTTCATGTCTTTAAAATCTTCATGTGTCATATTATCCGATTATTTCCTTGTAAGCTGCATGTATATCTTTAAATTCTTGTTTGTTTTCAAGTTCGCCAGTTTTTGTGTTCATTTTTCCAACGGTAACAAAGTCTCCTTTGTTACCGTTGTACGAGTTAAAAACTTGTAATCCTAAATTCTCAATTGCTGATTTTTTTTCAATTGCTTTCATAATACTGTTTTTTAAGTGATTATTTAGTTAGTGAGCTTAAACCTGATCTTCCGTTTCTGTAATTTTCTGTTGATTTTCTCATTAAAGATTCTGTATCGTTTCCTGTAAATTTCAAATAAGCTAATCTTTCGTTTTCTTTGTTTGTCAGTTCTCTTTGAGATTTTTTAGTTTGTTTTACTTCTACAATTTCTTCTTTTGGTTCTGTCATCCAATATGCATTTTTAATCATGTATGTTTTACCATTGTCGCATTTGAAAATCATTTCGTTAAAAGAAACTACTGTAAGAACTTCATTTCCTAATTTGCCTTGTTGTCCGATTGTAAGTGTCATGGTCGTTATTTTTATTTGGTTGTTGTTTTATTTCCTTTTGTATGATACAAAGGTAAACTATATTTTACTATCTACCAAATAAAAAGTAAACTATTTTCAATAAATGATGAAAGTTTAACTAATTGGATGAAAAAAGCCTATTATATCAATGTATAATAGGCTTTACGGACATACGTCCACCGGTAGTTTGTTTTATAGTTTTTCTCGTTTAGTAGTGGCTGAGAATTGCCGTCGTTTCATTTTCATGTCCGAGTTGTTTAAATGTTAGTACTAATTACGCGTATAGTTTATACTATTGAATTGCAAAGTAAGTAAATAGTTTTGAATAAAACAAATGGTTTATTATATGTTTTTAAAAGTTTAACTTTAAATCAAAAAAAATATCCACCTATTTTCGCAAACAAGTGGATATATCGTAATAAACAATTTAAAAAGTAACCATGAAAACAGACCGTAAAGTTAGTGTTTTAATTCGATATAACTCTCATAAGTGAATGAAGAGTTTGGATTTTTCGATAATACATCAAGCTGAATACCTTTAACGCCCCACTCAAACCATAAGAAATGGTGTTTTTTTACGATTGAAGGAATTATTAAAAGTTTGTCTTTTATATTATATCCTATGTCGGTTGTGGTGTCAATAGTGCACCCGCTTAACTCGATAAATTCATCTTTATAATTGAAGCATGTTGAACTATCAGTTTTGATCGTTGGAGTTGTTATGTGCTGTTCAATTTGAGTGTCTACATTTGCCACCGATAGAACGTTTTTAAGCTTCAGTTTTAGTGATTCAATAGTTTGTGCGTCATTACCTCTGAACTGCTCAAATTCGGAAACTGTGTAGGTTAGCGATTGTATTTTTGCAGCGTTCAACAGTATAGTTGAATCCTTGCCGTTTATTTTTACGGTTGAATATACTTTGTACTTTTGAAACTCTGAGTTCAGTACTTCGATGTTTGAATTCTTTCGGATTATTTCAGCATTTTTTGTTTTGATAGTTCCAAACATGAAGTAAATTACAACCGCTAAAAGTGAAATTAATAAGTAACTCCAGTATTTTTTTAGAATTGATATGATTATTGTTTTCATGATGTTATATTTTTAAATTATTTACACGATTAATCCATCCTTTTAGGAATTTCTTATTTTTGCCTACGCCAATATTGTTATAAAAAGCTATCCTTGCTATTCTATATTGCTCAGTATAGTTTCCTGAGTTTGATTTTTCAATGGTTTGTTTTCCAATTATACCATCGGCTTTTACTCCTATAACTGATTGAAGAGTTTTAATTGACCTGCTAATTCCAGAATTAACTCCAAAATCAAAAACGTGTAATGCGAGCAATTCATCGTTAAACAAATCACACTTGCAAGCATCGTAATACATTTTTTTGTACAACAGTATTGCATCTACTTCTGTCAAGTTTTTAATATCAACATTCGGAAATGCTTTTTTAGATATCCCATATTTAGTTTCTCCCCCGGCATCGTTTGGGTTGTTAGTGTATTTTGAACCACCCTCAGAAAGAAGTACTATTCGAATAAATTTCTCTGCTCTACCCATAATCAATCTTTTTTAGTTAGTGCCATTGCAATAGGACATTCATCTTTATGTTGGCAAAGCCCTAGAAACGTATGTGCAAATTTATAACGGTTAAGATTTTCGCTCAATGCCACCCTTGCGTCGTCAGATTCATTTACTTTTGTTTCAAGCTCAATTATTTTAGCGTCCTGTTTATCTATTCGCTTGCCCATTGTTTCGATAATATCGCTAAGTTCTTTAACTTTATTATTACCGAAGATTTTTTCTCCTACTTTTAATAAAGTTCCGCCACCTACTGCCGAAACTACAGTTAAAATCATTGTTGCTGAATCCATACTTTTTTGTAATTCTGTCAATACTTGACAAGTTTTTCAATAGTTCTGTAAAATCTTCTTTCGTAATTTCATCACATTTACCGCTATCAATCCAGTTTGCGATTCGCCTTAGTATTTTTGCAAGCTCTGTTGATGTAGCATCCATTTTTGTAATAAAGTAGCGTAGCGGTTATTAATGCGATTATTGAAACGATTGTACAAATATATAAATAATAGTTGATATTAACACCATAATTTGAAATCGTTTCTAAAAACAGAACAAATGACATTGAGTAAATCAAAATTCTATGCCAAGTGCAAAACTTTAAATTATATGATAAAATCAGCAAAATGGTATTAAAATAAAAACTTTGCCCAATATATGGATAAAGCAAAATATTTCTTTTTGTAAAGTACCACTCTATCATCATAAATATTATCGCTAAATTCACAATAATAGGGTAATACTTGACTAATTTTATCAATAGTTTCATTTTAAAGGTGGATTAATTCCACCTCCACCAGTTTGAGGATTATCACCCATAACATATTTTTCTTTCTCAAAAAGTTTTCCATCCGAATTTTTAAACAACCGTTTGATAATCGACAAGAAAGGAGGAATAGCAGATGTTCCAGCCATACCGATAAGCTCAGTCATACTTGGAAACGCTTTGAATGCTTCTAAGTATGTGAGTACCATTGTTCCCAATGTTCCAATAAAATAATAAAGAGCGTTTAATAAATCAACGCCTTTAATTTTTCCAAATTCGCTTTGTTTTTTCATTATGTTTTATTTTTTTTAATTATTGTGCTGTATATTGACCTGAAATATAATAGCTTACTGTCTCAGCTCCTGTAGCTTCTATTAAAATTCTAATAGTTGTACTTCCATTTCCTGTAGCTCCACACCATGCTGCTCTAGATTGCGCCCCTGTTGAATTAATAGCTGCCACAACGAATGAGCCTCCGCTAGAACTGGCCGTGGCTGGAAGCTGTATGTCCAATTGACAAGAACCAGCCGTGGTGGAACTGAAACTTCCGCTAGTTGAAATAGTATATATATTTCCTATCTTTGTATATATTAGCCGCGCCGTAGTAGGTGTTCCGCTGTTAATATTTGCAATTATTGTTTGTGATGGAAGATAGCTACCACTTGTAGCTCCGCTACCATAATTCGGAATGTTAATCACATCTCCTACTTTTGTAGCAACCCCACTTGTTCCGTTAGTTGTTAGGGTAATTGGGAGTTGAACGCCTGTAAGATTTGAGCCGTTTCCATAGATGTTATTAACGCGGATATGGTCTGCCCCAATCCCACCACCAACAATTAATGTACCTGTAATTGGTGAAGCTGATGGTATATTCGATGAGAAAGTTGCTGCCCCGGTATTATCAAGAATAAGAGCATTTACTGGGCTTCCTGACGATACGTTCGTTCTAAAATATATTCTACCGCTATGATAATAACTATCGAGAAATGTATTCCCATTTGAACCTGAGTAATAAAACTTTACTCCCTCTGCGCCAGTTCCCGTAAATCCAACTGAATTTCCAAGGGATAAAGTGCTGTTATTTGTGTTCGAAGTTGATATTGCGTTTATTGACGCTGCCACTCCACCAAACGTGCCAGCTCCACCAAATGTGCCAGCTCCAGACGCATTTATAGAGACTATCTTGTTATCGATTAAATTTGCAGGAGCTACTCCATTCCATTTATTATTAAAAAAATAGCAGTAGCCATTCAAGTCTACAACAACTGGTATTCTAAAAATATCGTTATTTGTTACGTGTATAGCAGATGAGTTAATATTAATTATTGAATCTACGTTAATAAAAGAACTTGTTATTCTTATAAAATTTGAATTGTTTACTCGAATAGATGCGAAATTTATAGATGTAGACGAAAATACATACCCATTATTAACAGTGTCAATTACGCATGCATAGTCCATATTATGGTTTAAAGCTCCACTCATAAAAGATGAGTGACCCTCGTTTCCACCTATTAAGTCCCTACTAACTCTTATCCCAACCCGATTAGCATTAAGAAAGCATCCGACAAACGAATTGTTTCCGCATGAGCTCCACGCACCATACGCGCAATTTCCAGCATGCGAATTATATATTTCCATATACTCGCCCTGTTTATCGGCCTTATACCCCCAAGTACAATTATCGGAGTAGGAGTTTGAAACCCTAACTGTACAAGTCGGTTTTGATCCATTAAAATTATATGCGTTATAGACTCCAGCACCTTTTAAGCGTGAAAAAGCACATCCTTCGATTGCTATGTTAGTATAAGTATACGCTTTTGCGCCAGTAGAGTCAGCTTGTATTTTTATTCCATGCTGGAATGGCATAGATGTTGAATATGTGGCTGGCGTTCCAGTGTTAGTCCCAATTATTTTAATATTTTTTATTGTCACATTGCTTCCTTTTATAGTAATTGCAGGATAGTTTCCGTTTATGCGAATAACAGAAGAATCGCCAATTCCGTCAATATATGAACTTTTTAATAACGTGATAGGTGAACTGACATAAAAAACTCCCTTTGGAATTTTTATTAATCCTTGAGATGCTAAGGCATTTTTAAAGGCTTGGTAATTATCAGTAATGCTATCTCCAATTGCACCAAAATCTGTTATATCATTAATATATTTTTTCTGTTTTGTATTTAAATTTAATTGAGTCGTATTAACAACAGCCACCTGCTCAGACGTCAAATGTTGATATGCCGATTCTCCGTTCTTATCCCTTAGTTGGGAGTGCCGAAGAGCTAGCGGGGTATTCAGGTATGACGCAAAGCCATCACCAACCTTATACGACAATGTTTTATTAACAAGCGTAGTAGTAGTAGCGTAAATCCTACATCCAAGGTAGTCGGTCGTATTCGTTGAAAAACTTGGCTGCACTGTTTCAATTATATTGTTTTGATATTCAGTATTTTCAATCGTATTTGAATATATTGTGAACATGTCGGTTTCAACACCTGTGAATGACCTCCTGTATTGAACGATTTTAAATTTACTATCGCCAACACTTGAGCTGATAATACTATTAAGCGTAAAACGCCACACGCCTGCATCTACGGTTGTAACTCCGACTGGTTGTTCAAAGAGATAGGTATAAATTAACACCTCGTTGTTATTGCACGTAGCCGATGCGACTGTTTCGGTAAGATCAGCGGTTGCGCTCGTTTGTTTGTAAGCACTGTTAATAGTAGAAGTCAAGTTAGTGAAGTATACGTTTGAAGCGTAACCCCCACTACCGACAGCGATTTCCGACCACTGCTTATTCCCATTCAGGATTTTTGATTCGGGATTAACTGGGGTGGGTGGGAGTAATGGCTCTTTCGTGTTAATTCGATTTGACAAACTTGTCGTATCTGTGTAAATTGTGCTAATAGCCCGTCTTGAGCCATCGCCAAGTTGCACGCTGTCTGGTGTGCTTCCAATTACTTTGAAATACTTTCCAATGACTCCACTTGGAAATCTCTGCGGTGCTTGTCCGAATGCCAACAAAGTAACTAATGCGAATAAAAATAAAAATGTTTTTTTCATAACTTAATTAATTGAATTATAATTTTAAAAAGTTCTTTTCTTGCTTTAAATGTTGACATTATAAAAATAAGTGCGTATAAATATTTAAGTAATAAATAAAATTTGCAACTGTGAAAATAAATCATATATTATATTTTATAACTTGTATTTTAATAGTTCCGCCCGAAACATTTACATCTAATAAACCATCTGCTGAGAATTTTAAATTAGCAGTATTTGGGTAAATATCTTGTCCTGACATATCACCACTTCCAATCTGAGGTATATTTATTGTCGGTGTACCAGAAACAACGAACACATCAATATCTTTTATAAACGTTCCCGCTGGTATTGGAATTTGCACATTACTTGAAGCGGTTGTTGTGCTTAATATATAAGTCGGGTTATCAATTGGAACAATAGCAGTTGTGCGGACTTTAATGATAAAATAAGCCCCTATATATGGTGGCATATTATTGTGGGCTACTCCCCCACCTAATGTATTAGTTTTTCCTAATGTAGGAACTGTGTTATCTACACCGCATAATTCATAGTCATTATTTCCGTCTGGATTATTTGTGTGTAATCTTGATAAGTATCTATCTGGATGACCTTGTAAAAAACTTCCACTTCCACCACTAGTCGCTGCATCCGCTGCAATTTTAAAACTATGAGATGGTAGCTCTTGTATGGTTAGAGTGTGTAATTTATTACCTCCTGTTACACCTATGGGGAAATTCACACCATTTTTTACAAGTGATGTACCTTCTGGGAAATACGGGATAGAGAATTGAGTTGATGTTACACCAAAAACATTACTTTCACCACCTAAAGCTGTGTAAAGACTTGCATAGTCAATTTTAGAAAACCATTGTTGCGACTCTGTTATTAACATGTAATCTGATGGGATAGTATCCAAACACCACCAATTACGTGTTGAACCAACAGGCTCAGAACCTACCGTATCAAATATGTCGTATAAAGCGTTTACAGATGCTTTTATTTCGTTTACATCCGAAGCATCAAGTTTGGTTCTTGCGTTAAGCGTTACCCCTATCTTATCTAAAAAAGCTATTTTACCCATTTTGTGTTATTAAAAAAGTCCCACCTATTTTTAAGTAGATAGGACTTAATTTATACTCTTTTTTAGAATTTAATTATAAATCAAGTACTTTCAGAATAGCATCGAATTTTAATTCAATATCTTCGGCTGTGTCGTTTGGTGCGCCTAAAAACAAAGCTGCATCTGGAAGATTTAACCCTTCAAATGTTGCAAGCCATGCGATACCAGTTGATGCATCATTAACCGAACCTTTCAAAGTTAATCCGTTCCTTAGTCCAAAAACTGGATAACGTGCGTTGTCATCCGTTCCTTTGTCGATTTGCTCCAAAATAAATACAAATCTTTCTTCTTCGTTCGATAATGCTTTTACTAAATTAGCATTAGAAGGATCATTTGTAAGCAAAGGAAATACAACCGTTTCAGTCCAGTTTGGATAATAACCAGCAACCTCATTCTTACCCTCAATTTTAGTGCCTTTGAACGGATTTAAAGAACGTTCGTAAATTGGATAAGCTGCCTTATCAGCTAATAACTCAAATACGCATTGGCTTCCTTCAAATGACTTATTTACATGGTCAATGAATGACCAAGGAATTAGCCATCCTATTTTTTCAAACCCTTTAACAGCACTTTGGCAATCTGGATTTATTTCTTCTAATGCAAGTTCAAAACAAGCCATAGTTATTTTTTATAAAAGTAAATTGCTGTTTCGGGTTTTGAGTCAATGATTTTTTGTGCGATTGAGTCGGTGATGTTTAGTCGATGGTATGTTTCACCCTCAAATTCAACCATAGCACCAGCGCACATTGTCATTAAGCCTTTACCCATATTCGAGATAATTAAATCTAAAGCATCAACATAGCAATTTTCACAACCTCTTGGATTACTCAGCTTTGTTTTAAACATAGCTTCATACTCCTTACGGATTGTTTTCTTTGCTTGGTCAGTAACAACGCCTGTAGTCACAAGCGTTGCTCTTAATGCTTTTAAATCTTCCATTACGCTGCTGATGTAATAAGGGTTTGAATTAATGTATCGGTTACTGCATCGCTTGTGATGTACAAGAAATTACCTGAGTTATCAGTGTTCATTTCTGACATTGTTACAACCGTACCACCTGTATCGCCTGCAATTTCCAAAGCCGAAGCAGTCATAATAAGACCAGTTTCAAGACCGAAAACCATATATTTACCGTTTCCAGTTACTCCAACTTGTTGCAAAATCATAAACATTTTTTCATCTGCCAATCCTTTTACTAGGTTAGCTGTTGATGGGTTGTGACCTTTGATGGTGTAACCTGTTGTTTGGTCGAAAACCCAACCGTAAGAAGCTGCTTTACCCGTAATTTTAGGGTCATAAGGTTTAGTTCCTTTAACCGTAATAGGAAACATTTTCTTTGTAGGCTTCATGATGATTGAAGTGAAAATGTTACCTGTGTTTGCTTTTGATAGGATTTCGGATTTGATACCGATATATCCTACATACTCCGCACCTGTCACTGGAAGCGGACATCCATTGTTAATGCCTGTACCGATTGCATCAGGTAGATTTAAACAGCTCATAATTTATATTTTTTAATAATTAAAATTTACTTTTTTCATCGCAAATATAATATTAATTTATCTATTTTATTTATTTATTGAATATTTAACTACTTATTTGGTTGATGATATGAAATTAGTTGTAATTTTGTCGAAATAATTTAAGAATTTTATTATGAGCAAAAGACTTGAAATTTTAAAACAATCATTGTCAAAGAAGGAACAGCAACTAAATGCTAAATTTGACGAACATTTTGCAACTGTAAAACAGGCAAACGGACAGCCTTTAAACGACAAGCGAAACGGACAAGCCACTTTAAATAAGTGGGAGCGACAAAATGAAAGTATTAGGACTCTTCAAAAAAGTATCGAAACGACAAAAGAAGCGATAGAAAAAGAAGAATGGAAAATAAAAGGTGTTGAGCATGCAAATACGTTTATTCCATCTGAAATTTTGAAACTAGTCGAAAGTGGCGATTTAATACAATGGAGGAAACACCCTCATACTTTCTTTGTTCAGGGAGTTGATAAAGCTCGCATTGTCTGGGATGAAAAGCGAAAACTTGTTTGTCATAAATTTGTAAGTGCGATAACAGTGCAAGAGCAACGAACAAAATTTGTAAAAATATATAATCCGCTTGGGTTAGCATTAAACACTAAAAAATAATATTTATACAAAAACAGGCTATCAACTCAATGATAGCCTATTTTTTATTTAATAACTCTATTTTCCTCTAACAATAACTGCCTTGCTTGAAAATTATTCCACTCAACTAAACTTAATTGTGTAGGTGGCATAGATTTGAACGCTTCAATCATTGCACTTTTAAGTAATATTGTTTGATCGATTTGATTAGTACCTATATTGCTTGTAATATTATTCGACCCACCCTGTAAAGAAACGTTTCTGATTATATTGTCAAATATACCTGTTTGAACAGGACTTAATACTCTTTCAGATTTCAATAACGTTCTTGTTATTTCATCAGAACGTAGGTTGTTATCTGGAGTATCAACACCTCCTGTGTGAAGTTTAGTTGTGGTAGTTGAAACAGTATCACTTTTACCAGTAACAACAGATGCGACTTCTGTATTCACCTTATAAATATCGGCAATTGACTTAGCCGTATTTGCTATAATTATACCTGTCTCAACACCTGCAAGTATTCCCATTGGGATATTACCACTTGCGAAATAAACTGCTGCTTGTGCGCCTGTTTTAAATGCTGATTTTGCACCCTCTATACCAACAGTTGCTGCTGCTGCTAGTTTACCCGCTTTTGTTTCTTTACCTAAAAGAGTTGCTAACCCAGATGTAACACTCGAAGCCATATCAAGTTTTGCATTGAATGCTTCAGTATCTACATTCTTTTTTAACTGTGCATACTTTGCGTTAATTGATAATTCATCTTCTCCTGTTTTTTTTGCATTCTCTACATCAAATTGTCTTTGAGCTTCTAATAATGCTTTGTGAGCTTCGGCATCCTCAATACCTTTTTCTTTCAGTAAATCGTATTTGTTTGCTGCTGTGTCTACCTCGCCTTTGTATATGCTTAACACATATTCATCTGTGCTTTTTATTTTAGCCCAAAAATCATCTAATTGCTTGTCAGTTGTTTTTTTAAGTTCATCGAGATGCTTTTCAAGGCCTTGTGCGTCTTTCATCCAATATTTATCTTTTATTGAACTTATCTCCCTATCCTGTTCATCTTCGTAAGCTTTTGAAAGTTCACCGTATTCTTTTTCAGTTACAAGTTTCTTTTTATGCGCTACGTTTAATGCATCTTGTTTTGTTGTAATAGTTGATTTTACAATCTCTATTTCTCGATTCATTGAATCTTCAACACCCTTTGCATTTGACTCACGCAATGCTTTTTCAAAATCGAATGATTCTTTCTTCTTTTTCTTTTCTGCTTCACCTAATGAATTGTTTTTTTCTAAAATAGCGGTGTTCTTTAAATCCAATGCTGTTGCATCAGCTTTTGAACGTCTTAAATTTCCTAATACGTTTACATATTCAACAGATTTGTTAACAGACTCAGTAAGGCCTTTAATCTCTTTGTTTTTATTTTCAAATTCAACTTTTGCAGCAGCTAAATTTTTAGTCCTTTCAAAGTTAACATCTCTGCTAGTACTTAAATACTTTTCTGTCTTAGTAATCCATTCTCCTGTCTGTTGATTTTCAGCTTTCAATTGTTCTACTTTAGTTAACTTTGCTTGATAAACTCCTTTCTCCGCAATTATTTCTTCGTTAAGATACTTAGTGTAGTCTTTTTGTGATTGCGCTCTTTTTTCGAAATCTTTCAGTCTTGATTGAGCTGAATTTTTAGCATCCATTTTATCAATATCACTTTGAGACATTAACAATCTTTGTAATCCAGAAACTGCTTCGGCTGCCTTATCTAACATAAATTTCAATGAATTTGCAAATCGCCCATTACCATTTTCAATAGACAAGATAAAGCTTTCCCAAGTAGAGCCAAGAAAATTAGTCTTGCCAGCTATCGTGTCCATCATTTTAGCTGCTGCAATTTCACTCGCGCCAGCTGAATTTACAAACGCTTCCGTTAGTTTTGGGATTTCGGCTGTATTATCTTTTAATATTAACAATGAAGTTTTTGCAGAACGACCAACCTCATCCTGTGCGCCCGCAAGATTAAGCCCCGTTTTAGCTAATTCTTTTAATTTATCTTGAAGATTGCCACCAGTACCGACTAGCTCGCCCATAATTTGACGCAATGCAGTACCAGCCATTGAGCCTTTTATTCCATTATTTGCTAATATTCCAAGTAAAGCGGTTGTCTCTTCTAAAGATACACCAGCCTGTTTGGCTACAGGAGCAACATATTTAATGGCTTCTGAAAAGTTATCAAGACCTAAAGCGGTTGAATTGAAAGATTGAGACATTACATCCGCTACTCTTTGCGATTCTCCAGCACTTAAACCGAATGCCATTGTAACAGAACCGACAATCTCGGCTGTCTTTTGAAGCGACTCACCAGTTGCTGCTGCTGCCATTGCAACTCCACCAGTAGCATCAATTATCTGCTGAGTTGTGTAACCAAGCTTCCCAAGTTCAACTTCTAACCCTGCAACCTCTGACGCTGTAAACTTTGTTGACGTTCCGTATTGGATTGCTATTTCACGAAGTTGTTTCATCTCTTCCTTAGTAGCCATTGTGATGGCTGAAACATTAGCCATTGATTGATCAAACTCGGTAATAGTGTTAAGAGCGTTTTTAAAAGCCGACGCAATTCCGCCTATTATAGCAGTAACACCAATCATAGACAAAAATTGCTTGCCTAAGTCCTTTATAGAATTACCGCCTTTCGACGCTTCAGCATCAATTATTTTTAATTCTTTTGCAATATATTCGCTACTAAATCCAAGTTCTTTTAACTCTTTAGCTGTTTGTTTAGCATTAACTCCGAACTTTTGAATTTCAGTCCTGCTTGTTTCTATAGCTTTAACGTTGCCTGCTATTTTTGATTTGTTTTCTGAAATAGCATTAGATAGCTCTTTATATTCTCTCGTATTTTCTTTGTTGCTATCGCTAAGCTGCTTTTGCTTTACCTCCATTTTAGAGGTTTCATTTTTTAGTGTTGTAAGTTCTTTAACTGCTGCAATTATTTGGTCTTTATAATCACCGACAGACCTTTGATTTTGACCAACTGTTTTATCAAGGGCTTTTAATTGGTCATTTAATGCATTAGCTTTTTTTGCTGCAATATCCGCTTCCCTATGTTGCTCGCTTGTAGCATTAACTAATAATATATTCCTAGCTGCTAAATCTTTTGCATCTTTTGCCGCTAATTGATATTGCAAATCTAATTTTTGATAAGCCCCTTCCGCTCCCTTTACTTCTGCTATCTCTTCTCTAACAGCTTTTGTATTTATATTTAAAGTAGAGGTAAGATTTTTTATTTGTGCGTTATTGACGAGTACTTGACCGCCATTAGTAGCCATGTCCTTTGATAGCTCAACATTAGCATTTTTTAGCTCCGTAATAGCGTTCTTAGTAGCGATTAAATCATTAACCGCCTTTGAGTAATTCACGCTAATATCTATTATTTTTGTTTCGTTTTCCATTACAGTTGTTCGTTAATGATTAATAATGTTACTAAAGATACATCGTTATCGGGTGCTGTATGACCTAGATACATACACCACACACCCCATTCTCCAACCCAAATTGGATATTCGGGTTTTATATTTGCTGACTCAAAAAATTCTAAGTTAATATAAATATCTTTTACTTTAGGTTGTTTAATTAGTTTTTTATAGATGGTATAATTTCGCTCCATTATCGAAGAAGCGGTTATGTATGCATCCGTTGCATCTCCTGAATTATCGTAAGCCGTTACCGTTGGTTTTTCGTTGAACTTATTGTCAAACGTTTTACCGTCAGTGGTTTTCTTAACTGTTTGTTCGTATTCTATAAATTCGACCGTATTTCCTCCGCTTGTATTTTCGTTTGGCAAATTAAACTCTATTTTATAAAGTTCTTTTTCGGTTGCAATTGTTTCGTCTTCTACCAATAAAGCATTATTGAAAAAATCATCGTTTGTATGGTCTTTATAATCCGAATATCGGATATAATTTCTCTGTGCATTTGAATTGAATTGAAAAGAGCTTTTTTTAACATCTGAAACTCTACCAGTCCAATCGTAAACATTTCCAGATAACATATTAGCCTTAAATTCATCCATCGAATAAAACTTAATATTTCCTTCAGAATCATACCACGTAAATAATCCAGTAAAAATCAGCATCTGTTGTATAAACTCAATACATGTTAAAGAAGGTAAGTTTGCTAAACAATCATATCTACCTCTGAAAGTAGTAGGTCTGTATGTTCCAATTATAGCGGATGAATCAATAGTGTAATAACTCTTATTAACCGAATACGAATAACCTATAGTACCAGTTAAGTGTGTTTGATAGTTGGTGGTGAATAATATACGGAGGCTGTAAACAAGCTGTATATTATCCTCATTCATTTCTAATACAAAATCATGATTATAATAGTAAAAATTAGAATCTGAACTAGTTGGATAAATATATTGGAGTATAGTATTTACTACAGGCGTTGTATTTGAATATGACCCAAGTACTAACTGATTTGCTGCTTCTTCTTTCTCAATTTTTATATTAACGCTAATTGTAAGAGTTAAAGGCAAAACAGATTTCATGAATGGGTTAAGCAAAAAACCTCCATTAATAAAAGCTCCAGTGATTCCAGATATTGCGTTAAAAAGAATAATTCCGTTTGTATCACATGTTGAGGTAAGTAATATCCCTTGTGCTTTACTCCACAATTGATTTGTATATGTTGCGCTATTTGGATATGAAAATGTTTTATTAGTTCCAAGCTCACCACCTAAAATTAACCCCATGTTCGTAAGCCTTGAAGTTAACGGAGTAAAGTCTAAGCCTGCACTGCTATCTGCATTTATCAAATCTAAAATATTTGAAAACGATACGAATGGATGCATTGTCATCTCTTTTTGATTTGATAAATACGGTTCATCTGCTACAATTGCAGGCTGTACAACTCCGTTAATAGTTTCAACGTCTTGCGTTAAAGTCCTTGATACATAATTTAAGTATTTATATTTCTTTCCAGTGGAAAACATTGCTAGATCAGTAGTACCGTTTCCTTTTCTCCAGTCAACTATCCAGTCACTTTCTAAAATAGTAGTACCGTTTGGTATTATTTCATTCAGTTTTTTGCTAAATAATGGCAAATATTTAGCCCTATTTATACCGTAAGTAAATTGTAATTCGAAGTCTGAAAGTACTTTTACATCCGCATTTCTCCATATTTCTTTACCATTAACGTAATTGTTAGATGATTTTATCTTATAAGGGAAGTTCGTGTTCATGTCGGCGCGATGCATGTTCTGAAATATGGCCTTATTTCTCTCTGTAGATGGGAATTTGCATGATTTTGTACCACCATTCTTTAATTTTTGAGCGTCAGAGAACCATGGTGATGTGTATTCACGAACTATATTAACCGAGTCGTCAATATCAAGTAATTCATCGGATGTAACTAATCTATAGTTTCCACCAGCTTCGTTGCTTAAATCAATCGGCAAATCGTATGAAAATACTAAATCTTCATCGTAGACATCATCTCTTACGAGCTTTTCGATTTGTATAGTTAATTCTTGATGCATTAAATTTCGGTGTTATAAAGTTTCGGACTGATAATTTTAATGTCAATTTGCTTGCTTGATTCGAAACGGTCGATAACAATTGGCTTCATTTCTTTGTTAACCTCTATCCATGTTTCATTTTCCCACTTCCAAACATTTTTTGACATTGGCAAATCAAATAAATGCCGTTGAATGTTTATGTCTGATGTGGAAATTCCGCAAAGTTGTACTGGGTTTCCATCAATTGCTTTTAATTGAGAATCTCCTTTTATTAATCCTTCTGAACTTGCATCAATAGAATCAATATAAAAGTTGAACTTTGCACCGTCTTTCAGTTCTTGTGTTGTATCGCCTGTATTAAAAAGGAAATACTTGTAACCCTGACAAGCCGACATCCAACGAAGGTACACGCCGTTTTCGCATGTTGATTTGAATAAATTGAATACTTTTTCGACTACAACGCTTGTATCAAATTGAAAAGAGATTGCATTTGGGTAGTCTTCAATAATAAATTGCATATCTATCTCTTTACCGTACCCATTTAGCGAAATAGTTGCTTCGCCTTGTGGAGTGAAGTTATTACCTTTTGTTTGTGTTACTGTTAAAGGTAGGCTACCAAATTGATAAAGTGGTACGTTGTTTGGTTCTACTTCTCCAATTTGTAAAGCTCCGTAAACAATATCAAAAAGCAGACCTACATAGATATTCCATGTTGGCTCATTAACTACATCGTCAATAAATGGTGATGATATTGTAATGTGCGTTGAATCGGTGTAGCCTGTGATTAATTTCGGAACGCCTTTGATTAAAATGTACTTTCCTACATTGGTAGATGCAAACGAAGCTATAGAAGCCGTTACAACTGCGCCTGTAGTCGATACTGTGGCTGTTTGTTGGTAAGTGGTAATATAAACTAACGAATCTACTTTGATTGACTTAGAGCCGTTATTTACATAAGCATAACGAGATGTAGCAGGTAACACATTTCCAAATTCAGCACCCGCAAAAAACGAAGCAAAAATTCCTTGTAGTTGAAACTTTGCCGACAAATTAAAATCTGCGTATCTCTTTACTGAATTTCCGTTAAACTGAATTTCTATAGGGTTTTGAATTGCTGCAAGCCCTGTTACTGTCAAATAGTTTGGATTTGCAGAGAAAACCCGCAATTCTGGGTAGTTTATCGTTATTCCCGCTATATCTGTGTTAACTCTACGTGCCATTATTCAATCAATTTTATATTTACAATTTCTTTTCCTGCTCTTTCTGCAATGTTATCCATTAACGGTTGAACCTTATCCGAGTAAACATCTTTCCTTCCACCTTTACGGAATAACAAAGAGCCTTCTTCGTTAATCTTGTTTGTTGCGTTTCTTGCAAAGAAAAATCTTTCTTTGTTTGAACCGAAAGTCATTCCTTTATACTGCGACCAAAAATAAAGAGTGTTGAAAACTAAACCTGAGTTAGGTGGTGTTCCTTTCTCAATGTAATCATTGCCCCATATTATCAACCTATTCGGTGAAACCTCTTCATGTAAATTTTGAATAGTCTTACCGCTTGCATTTTGACCGTTCTTTATGATACTAGCAACTATTCCGTTGATGGTTTTATTCGCCCCCTCTGAAAGTATCTTACTAAAATCTATGTTTATTATGTCAGACATGACGGATCAACTTCAAATGATAATGTAAATGCTCTCCCTGTTTCGTAACCGCTCGTCAAACCATGCCCAGCTATTGATTTTCCGACCCTCTTAGCTCCTAAACCTTTGCTTCGCAACTCTGCATAGATTTTGTTTATTAAAGTGATTAAAAGCTGTTGTTTAGGGTTAATATCGCCAGTTACATCTAACTCCTGTGTACTTATTCCGCTAAAAACATAAAACCCGCTTGAAATGCGAACATTACCGTTATCCAAAGGCTCTTCTTCGATATATGTTTCAACTATGCAGTTGTATTGTGCTTCTATATCAGTGGCTAAAAGCTTTCCGTCTTGTTGAAATACACAAGGATATAACTTAACAGAATACTTATCCATTGTTGCCTTTATGTCGGTATCTAGCTTTGTCATTTTAATTTGCTTTTTTCTAGTTCAATATCGTATTCAATTGTTTTGTTTTCAAATGCTAAATAAATAACCGTCCAAGATAGTTGGCTTGCCTGTTCCAATGTATAAGCGGGAAACATTGTGCAAAATCTTGCAACAATCCCAAACTGATTACTTTTGTATTTCGAAAGAATATCAGCGATTCTAATATCCTCAGGCTCTCTGTGTAGCTTCTTGAATAATTCCGCTACTAAGATAGCAATTTCTTCGGTATATTGCGTTAATCGTATGAAGTCAATAAGTGGCAATTCCTCAATATCTTTTTCCTCTAAGTCCAAAAACGCTTCTGCAGTCATTTTGTAAAGCTGTTCGGTTGTTTTAATATCCCAAATATCGAGCATATTATCAATCGATATTTCTTTGTACGGATTTACTTTTATTCCGTTAATTTCTGTTGGGACTTCAAAGGCTTTTATTTTGTCTAAAAGATTATCATCGGAGTTTTTTAAGATAAATAACATCCGTTTCAAATCTTTCATTTTATGTTTTGATGTTATTTTCATATCCCTATTTGATTTTGTTTTCTGAAAATAGAGTCGCAATAATTTACATTTGGTAAAATATCCGTTTTAAATTTAAGTGTGTATCCCTCTACTGCTTCAATTGATGGAGTTGGCGGGTCTAATACTTCCGATACGGCTTCAATAGGTGCGATTTCAAGCGTTTCTTGTTCTAATAGGTAATTATGTACATCAATGTTTTTATTTACCATTTCATTCCATTGAGTAACCATGTTTGGAATTGGGGATTGGTCAACCGTATTTTGTTGCACAAGTGTTTTCATACCTGTATTTGTAGGTGTGTTTATGTTAGCTTTTTGCCAATAATAAAACACAAAGTTAGCTAAAGGGGAAAGTTTAAGTGTAGTATCAATGACTAAAGCCAATAATTCAGCTGGTATTTCTACCATGCCAAACATTTTCTTAAAATAAATAGGCTGATATTTTGAAATAAAATCGTTTAACTCTGCAACTTGTGCAAGAGCTGTATCGGTAGTTCCTGTTAACCCAGTTATTTTATTCTCGCCCCAGAAATATGTTTTATCAATCTTATTAGTCATTGTTGTAGTTATTAAAAAAGGGCTAGCCGATTTGACCAACCCTTTAAATTAAAGTATTTGTATATTACTCATTTCTGAGTTTAAGCTCTTGGTCTGCAATATTACTTACAGCCGTTCCAGCTCCTACAACTTTCCATTTATATCCTTTGTACCGATTAGCAGTCGCGTTTGATATTGCTATAACAGTATCTGCGCTTGTTCCTTTCCAATTAACTACAGAACCAATAATAGTACTATCATTTTTAATTAAAGATTTAAATCCGTAAAGAGTTACAGCAACATTAGTGTGCGTACCACTTACTTTTTCAAGTTTTATAACAAAATCTTGAGTTGCTGGATGTGCTACTGCCGTTGTCAATGTAAAGTATCTACCAACTGAATTGGTAAATGAATAGTCAGTTGGTGAGTAAAAGTATGTAACTCCATCACCCATTGTAGGGAGTGTTACTTTTTGAGCGTTTGCACTTAGAAAACTAATTGCAATACAAATAAATAAAATTATCCTTTTCATTTTTATTTTTCTTTTGGTTGTTTTTTTTCTTTTTGTATTTTTTGTTCAGAAGGTATTTCTACATGTCCCATTTCAATTAAATCATTTGCCACACACTCTGGCAAGTCTACGGTAGTACCTTTGACCCGAAGGTCAAAGGGTTTTATAATTACCACTTCCATGATCAACCAGCTGTATAAGTAATTGCTCGAATAGATGCAGCAACATCGCTAACTTTTACGAAAGCGTTTTTGTCAACGTCTTGAACACGTAAGTTTTCACGAGTATAAGCCATAATGGTTGTCATACCTGTTTTTTTATCGTCTTCAATTTGTGCAATTTCAATTACTAAGTCATCCCAAACATATAATGTTGCAAGTGAGAAATCGCCAGCAAGCAATGTATTTGCTGTTACAAGTGGATTTTCAACTACGGTCATAGACCCAATATTGTTTACGCCACTACCCATTACCCATTGAGGGAAAAGATAAGCACCTTGACCAGTTTTTTGATAACGGACTTCATCTGTATCATTTCTGTTTGCGATAACATAGTTAGGCATTGCAGCACCAAGCAAATCGGTATCGATTTGAGTTACAATTTTACCAGCCAAATCAACAAGGTTTGCTTCTTTGATTGAAATTCCAGTTGTAACAAATTCTTTAGCGTAAGCCAAAATTCCCTTGATGTTATTTCCTGTGCCATCTCCACTCAAAAGAGCTTCATTTTCTTTCAATCTCATATTACGCTCAACAAGTCGTTGGATTTCTCCAAGGACAAAGTCAACGTCTTTCAAAGAATCCATTCCAATTTTTAGCCAGTCAAATAAACGTTTCCCACTGATGCTTTTTTCAACCCAAGTTAGGTTTGATGCAGTACCAGGAGTGCGTGGATCACCCGCTGTCTCAGTTGCATTGTTAGTAACTGCAAGCTGTTCGTACCATTTTACAGAACCGTGCGAATTTCCGCCTAAAGTAACCACTTGGAATAAATTACGCAAATAAGGAATACCTCTGTGAATTTCACCAGGTAGTCCAGGTGCTCTATAAGCTTGCGTGTCACTTGTTACGCTTGCCCCAGAAATAGCTTTAGTCGTTGTCTTGATTTCAATACGACCAGAACCACCATTTTCAACCATCTTATCGATTTCCTCTTTATTTTCAATAAGGATTTCTTTAAGCGTTTTTTCTGGAGCATTTCCACCGTTAAGTTTCATTGCTGCTAATACTTCACCCTGTTTGATGATTGCTTTTTCAAGCTTTTCAAACTCTTTTTGGTCGACTTGACCTTCAAATTTCTTTTCAATATCGGCTTGAAAATCCGATAACGCTTTCTTCATATCTTCTTTAGACGAAAAGTCTTTCAAAGATAGTTTGAATTCTTTTGTTTCTTCGGCTAGTGCAGCCTTCATTTCTTCTACTGTCATTTTTTTTAGTTTTTAAGTAATGTTTTTAGTTCGTTTCTAAAATCTTCGACAGTGATTGCATCGGCTGTCTTGTTGTTTGTTGCAGTGTCTTCTGACGGCTGCATATCTGTTACTGATATTGTAGGAGTAGCCGAGTTAGAACCTAACACAACCGCTGAACCCTCTATTATTTTTGCTTCTGTTACCGCCCAAAAGTAGCCCATTTCATTAACAGTATCTTGGTTTGCAACCATTGGATAGTATTTATCCCATGACTCTTTTTCTGCTGCATAATAAGCATCCATTGAATCAATGCAAAGGAACAACGAAACATATCTCATTCCAACCGAATGCTGCTTAACCCAACCATTCAAGTATTGCTCGAACATAAATTCATTCCTATCCGAACTAATAACAGAATCAAATATCAATGCTTGTGTTTTACCTTTGTATGATTCTCCAAGTTCCGACCACATCATCTCTTTAACGCTTGCAGTAACTTCGTCAGTTATTACATTTTCAAATTTCAAACAATGTTCTTGTATATGATAAATTAACTTTTGTTCTTTTAAAGACTTATCCCAAAGTTTAGGTATATGTACATCTCCGTGCGAATCTAGTAAGTTGGTTGTGTTTATAACAACTTTTACTCTTATTTTGTCAAGTTCTGGAGCTTCTATTTCTGCAATAGCTTTATTTGCTCCAGATTTAGTTACCCCAGATGTGGAAATACTACCGTATGAAAGAGCATCTGCATGTTTTACAGCTGCTTTCTTCTCTGCAATCAAAAGACTTTTGTTGTCTTTCAAATGTTTAAAAAGCTCTTCTTTTGTTGAAAACTCTTTCATTTATTTACAGTTTGATTTTTATTGATAATTAATTTTCTATCTTCAATAATCTTTTGAATATCATCGTTATTTTTCATCGTATAAAATCGTTAATAGTTATATTTGCTACTTCTTGCGTAACGTATCCGTTTTGGACTGCTAAAATCATACCGTTAACCATTTGAGTAAATGCCACTGCTGAATCTCTTGTTGATTTTTGCATACACTCTAAATGCGAATAATCAAAATAAAATTTATATCCATTATTCAAAGAATCAAATACAACATCAAACGCCTGACTTATTATCTCTGAATCTGGAATGATTGTATCTTCGTAAAATTCTGTTTTTGCTTCTAAATAAGTGTTGAATTTTGTTGTATCTGGCAATCCTAGCAATGGCGTTGGAACTCCGTACCCTTGTGCAATAGCTCTATGGTCTGCATTCTCACCATCAAATAAACCTAAATCACGAACATTCATTCCTATTTTGGATGCAGTCATTGGCATTTTAGATATAAGCGTATGCCATTGCTTCGATTGAAGACCATAACGCTCATATTCTCGTTGTAATTCCTCTTTATCTTGCTGGTCTATCTCTATAGCTAATCCAGCCGTATTAATTCCCGGATTAGGCGAAAGCATTACATCAGCACCACGCTTAACAATTAAATGATTGCGACTTTCAAGCGATCCTATTATATTTTCAATTGGTTTTCTTAGTGCATCTACCCTACTTTTAGGATAAAATTCTTTCCCTTGTGTTAGATTTTCGGTTGAATCTTGCACTTCGTGGATTAAATCAGTATCATCACCACTTAATGTAAAAGTCATTCCGTAAATGCAAATCGAATAGTATCTTACCAACTTTGCTTGGTTGCTTAATATATTTGAAGGTTTATTGTAATTTACAGTAATGCAATTGTTTGGGATTAAAATTAAGCCTGTTATTTTATCTAGTCCAATGGGCTTCACCTTATACCAATATGCAGCACCGTAAACGCTTATAAATGTTTCAGTGGCTCTTATAAATTGATTCTTTGTTTGGTATGCGTTAGGTTTATTTATTACCTTTAAAGCTTCATCAAAACCTTTTGATTTTATTATTTTTTCGTCATTATCAACGCAAATCAATTTGCCTTTTGTAATTGCTTGAGCTTTCTTGTTAACCACGGCTTGAAGTGGTGGACAATAGTCGTATGCATTAGTTTGAAACATTACACCACTGCCTTTTAAAATAGACTGAGAAGTTAAGTTATATTCATTTGCAAAAGCATCAAATTGTTGCTCTGTCATTTTATCTAAATTAGAAAGTGTTAGCTCTCCACTTAGAATTGATTTTGCTATTTGATAAGCCTTTTTTATATCCTTTAACCCCATAGTTTAATTTTAAAATGCAAATATAATAGATTGTATTTATTTTGTGTAATAAATTGAATATTTAACTACTTATTTGGGGTTTATGCATATAATACCCGCTTATATTTTATCTTTAAGATAGCTGCTGCCGAACATAAAACATCTATAGCATCCTTCTTATGCTTATTGTCCCCCTCTTTCGAGTATGAAGTTAAATCATTTATGAAAGCTTTGTACTCGATATTTTGTTCGTAGTTAATATCGAAAACAAAATACTTTTGAACAAATTCGTAGTGTGAGAAGATACGCACCTCTTTATTGATAGTGGCTGCGTATGCGCTTAGCTTTTGATGCTCGCTTAGTTTATTCTTGATTAATAGTATTGCTGCCAGTCCTACACCGTTAGACTCGTAGAATAGCTGCTCTATCCTTTGATTATGCATCTTTTCGATTACTCTTTCGGTGTTGGATTCTATTCCATAAGTCGAGTGGATAACATCCTTCACATAACACACGATTGAATTTTCATGCACTGCTACATGAATGAAAGGAACTGAGAATTTATCACCTCCAACATCAGCAGGGTCACCAATTGCAAATTTATAAACAATACTTTCTTCTGGTATATTTGATAGGTCTTTGAATTTAAGTTTTGATTTTGGTAATAAGACGCCTTCTGGCTCTTGAATCCACCCACCTAGCACTACGTTGTTATACTTCTCTTCGTTTTCCTCTTTCAATCTTTCATAATCTGCCAATATATTTTTAGGTATTCGGCTAAAATCAGCATCCAAGTAAGATGTATGAATATACATCACATTATCTTTAATGCAATTTTCACCACCTTCTAATCCTTTTTTATTAAAAAACTCCTCAAATATCCAATGCTCTTTAACTGTTGGGTTTAAAATAAGAATAGTTAAGTTTCTTTTTGACTCTGAACGAATAGAATAAAATACTTTTTTAAACGTTTCGAAGTCTGGTATTTCCTCAGCTTCATCAACTACAAAACAATTAAATCCTGTTAATGACTTAAGATTTGCGGTCTGCTGGCTTGATCCTGTTTTTATTCCCTTAAATGATATGCGGTGGTTCTTTGTTTCGATATGTGTTGAGATGTCATTAACTTTATTTTCATACCCTAATAACTCTATTTTACCGCTTACCTCTGGCTTTACTGAATCAACTATAGAAAGATTAGTATAACGGCAATAAAGTACATCCCACATATACTCTACAAGTGCTACAAGAGTAAACACAGCACAGGTGGAAGACTTCAAAGAGTACCTTCCACCTGTCATTATTACAGTGTCTATTTCTGGATTTATTTCTTTATCCAATAATTCGAATAATGGTTGAAATTTATATGAAATTTCTAAATCACTCATCGTTTTTGAATTTCTTGAAAATAATTGTTGGTTGTGAATTTACTTCTTTACCATCTGTTGTTACATCTAACTTATCACCGTACTTTTTAGGGTTCATTTTTGATAAAGCCCATTTACGAGTATCAACACGAAGCCTTGAACGTTGGACATGTTCTGGATTAAACTTTCTAGCTGTCACGCCTTCTGTTATTTCCACCTCTTCAAAATCATTATTTGAATCATCCGCAATGTCGATCATATCCTCAAACATTAACTCTGAGCGTTCAAGGGTCGCACGTGCGTATTGTTTACTTTTAGACTCATCTTCTCTAAGCCACTCAAAGAAAGTTTTAGCTGGTATAGTGCCAAGTTGGTTCAATATAGCACGTAGAGATAAGCCATTTACAATCCCTATGCAAATGTCATCGAATATCTCTGTCTTTTCTTTTTCGCTATATGCCATTAGTTTAAATATAGTATGCTATCGTTAAATACAATTGATGTATAATATTTCCAATTACCATTTTCCTTATAAAATTCGCATATTTGAATATTAGTATCTGGAATTGAAAACAGTATTTTGTTTTTATTTATGGTTATATAAGTTTGTGCCATAAGTATCAAAACTTAAAATAATTTTATTATCATCTGAATCTTCATCATTAAACACTTCTACCGAATGGACAGGTAATAATGGAATATTATCCTCATATTTTTTGCATTCACAAATAACAACCTCCAACTCAGGATTTTGTTTTAATATATCAATTAATTCTTTTGCTTTCATTTTTATTGTTATTTTAGTATTTCTTTTATCTTATCAATAGCCTGTCGGCAAAGCTAGGATGTTTTGAAACAATTACCTGAATCTATTCTCACCATATCTATGCCGTCTGTAAAATGTCTACAGCCTAATACAACACAATCCATTATGTAATAATACAGCTCTCCTTCTTTTGGTTTCCACTTCAAATCACTAATAGTATCATTTTCAAAATTGTATTCAAAACCGAGTGCGTTAAGTTCTGATTGAAATTGGTCTTTAGTGATAATTATAAATTCTACATCATCGTCATAACTCATGTATGAATTAACGCCAAATCTTGTTGAAAAAATATTACCTTTAGACCTATTATCAACTCCATAAACTAGATAATCATGAATACCTTTTCCTTCACCAATAAAGTCAATACGGCAGCAATCACCAACCTTCGGAACTACTTTCAAGTCTTCAATGCAAAGCTTTTCGGCATTCCATTGTTTGCCTTTATGAGCTAAAGCATCGAATAAAAGTTGTTTTTCTGAGTCAGTCGCAAAACGTAGCTTAGGAAAATTCTCATTGGTTACTGAATTAGTAAAATAAAAATTCCCACTTTTAGCTAAATGGCAAAGATATGGTATTTTAGTTGTATAGCTGCCATTTTCAAGAATAATTATACCATTTAAACCTGATATCGAATCACAAAATAATATATCACCTTTCTTAAACTTTTCCTTTTTTTCAAAAGTAGTAACAATTTTATCACCCACTTGTTCAATGGAAATTTCTTTACATCCTGTTGGAATTTTAAATGTCTGTTTCATATTGTTTATTTATTACGGTTTTCAATGAATTTTGTGAATAGTTCAGTAGTTGTAAGCTCAACCCACTTTTCATGAGAATATTCAAACAATCTTAAATGCCACTCCGCAAACTCAATTGCTAAATTTTTATCTTCTTCGGATATTTCGTTTTTCATCAACTTATTTTCTTCAACAAACTTTTTCAATTCATTAAATGATTTATACCCAAAATGCCGAAACTTAACAAAATCGGAAATTCCGAATTTCTCAATGTGTGCCGTTAATTCTACAGTTGTGTTTATATCAGCTGCATGTAAACATTTAATACACCTTATTGAAAGGGTCGTATCTTTTATTAATGTGTTTTTCATGGTTGTTTATTTAAAATCGACAGGACGCCAATGAGTAACATCTATTCTTTCAATATCTACACCATCAAAATCAATAATAGGAATTTTATTATCAATATGCCCAGTAGACACATAGCTTGAATTATCAAATTTATCTATTGTCATTTTAAACAATACAACTTCGCCTTGCTCCGGCAACTCTTCTTCAACTGGAATCCAACGTTGCGCAATATTAATACCTTCTATTAGTATAGATTGCTCAGTTAAATCTACGCTGTATTCTTTTGCAATTTCGTCGATTGTTTTCATACTTCTTTAAATTTAAAAAGTCTTTGATTTACGCCCATTCTTTCAGTAATAAACCCTTCATTAACTAACTCAGATAAAACACTTTCACATTCACCGAAACGCTCAAATAGCGATATTATCGGATGGTAGTTGTGGTTGTCTGATTTTAGAAATTCAAGTAATTGTTGCTTCATGGTGATTGATTTGTTTTTGCTCCCCATGATAGACTCGAACTATCGACCTCTGGACTATTACGCCTGAATGCTCTAACCAACTGAGCTAATGGGGAGTTTTGTGATTAAGTCCTCACATAAGAAATATCATATACCTATCTACTATTACTACCTTGGGTGGTCTCTTTTAATGAAGTATGACACATCTAACAAACTAACTTATGCCTAAGTTATAAATACCCGACTAATTCCATCTGTTATCGGTTTAAACTACTCACAGCATTTCGAGTAATATATTTATTCGTTGCTTCAATCTTAATCACATGCAAATATAGTAATTATTTGCTAATAAACAAACTATTAGCTGTTTATTTTTCGTTAACGTAAATTAATGGCATGCTTAACAAGTTTTCAGGATCATTCCCGAAACATGCTGGTCTTGTTGGTAGTGATAATCGTTTTTCTCCAACAACCTCAAAACAGATGTTTTTGTTTTTCAAAGCGCAATCCTTACAAGGGCATTCGCATTGAACGTTATACTTTGTGTTGTTAGTTAATAGCTTTGCTCTTACTTTTACGCCTTGGATTACTCCTATTTCGTTTTGAGCGATATAAATTCGTTTATTTTTCATAATTTATTTATAAGGATTAAATTCTTCTGTTACGGGAATGAATGGCTCTGATTCGTCCATTAGATTGAAATGCCATTCGATAAGTTTTTGAAATAATTGGAGTTGATTAAAAGTCATTTCTAAAACTCTTTCACTTATCACATCTTCGCCTTGTATTGTTTGTGTTGAAAAAGAATTTGTATTAGATGAGTAGGATAATATCTCGTAAAACACACACTCATCATCTTCATCTTTGAATCTCACTCCCCATGCATTATGATGCTCGACGCATTTGAAATCATCTGTAACGTTCATATCAGCTATTTTCGCCAACTCTACCAATGGAACGAACGTTTTTCCATTGTGCGTAATTGGTTTGGTCATGGCTGAAAGTGGGCGGAGGATAGGGGTTAAATCATCTAATAATAAGTCGTATTCGTGCTCACCATCCGATATTGTCACTTCTTCGTTATGCAAAATCTCTATTTTGCAAATATGCTCCGATTCTCTATTTGCATCAAAATGCAGTACTTTCAACCCAGTGTGCAAACTTGCACCTAAAAATTCTTTCTTGTCCATATTTCAATTATTTAATTACCCTGCAAATTTCGGAATAGTTTTTTTATAAAACAAATGTTTATAGTTAAAGTTTTAAATCAAATGAAAATAATTTTTTGTTTAAAGATAAACTTCGCTAAGAAATATTCTATAACACTTCCTTTACTTTCAATCCAGTTCTTTTGAAATACTGAATGTGTACACTTTCTTTGTTTTAAAACGTCTGCAATCATGTATGTTAACCATGATTTTATGCCTAAAAACGGTTTTATATGTAAAGGATTTACAATTATGTCCTTTTCTACATTAAACTCGTTTGAGTAGAATAATGCATCTCCTGCAGATAAAAAATTAAGAGTGTATTCTTCTACACTTAACCCTGATATTCTACCACTTAAATAATACTTTTTAATCTTTTCTTGTTTCATTTATTTCTACTTTTTTATTTAGTAAACTTTCTACATCAAATCCGTAATGGTGTAACATGGTAGCATTGACTAATATTACATCAATGGCTTCAAGTGGATCGAACGGATAAATTTTAGAGCACTTTTTACGGCTATCTTTTAATTCTTCAACCTCTTCATCTATTTTGTTTAGAAAGTCCGTTACAGTTGTTTTATTGCTTATTTGTCCACGTCTTACGGTTGCGTTGTAGTTACGAGTGATTACTTCTTTTAAGTTCATAGCTTTTAAATTTAATAGTTATCTTCATTTGGTCTATTAGACACTTGTTTTTCAGTTTTACATAATTGGCAATAATAGACTTCTCCACTAGAGCACGTTCTTGAATAATGAAATCCATCTTTTTTATCACCTCCACATTCGGAGCAATAAAGCGAGTTTTCGTATTCTTCTAAATCATCAAAATATTTATTTAAACTCATAATTTAATTTTTTAATTGTTGTTTTTAAAATGGTGTATCTTCGTTTGTTATTTTTTCGAATGGGTCTTTTTGCGGTTCGTAGAAATTATAGTTAGGTTGAATCAAAACTTGTGTTTCTACTATCCTTTCAAATGGGCTTTCTCCGTTAAAAGTATATCTATTTGCTCCACGGTTATAATTCAAAGTAATTTCACCCGGTAAACCTGTTAGTTTTTGTTTCTTTATTTTTTTACTTATAAACTTAACTAAAGTATCTTTAATATCTACATTCCTGTTTTCACGCCAAACTATCAAAACGTTGTCTGCTTTATCCGCAAATGTTCCACCGCCTTTTATAGTATATATATTTGGCTCTGGGTACTTCTCATTTGCCTTAAATTGTGGGGTTAATTGGTGGGCTACCAAATGAACAGCAACATCATGTTTTACTGCAAAAGCTTTTAATTTGCTCATAAAACGGCTAATGTATAAATCCTCCCTTTCACCGCTTTGCATTTTATGTTGAATTTGATTATAAGGATCGAGGGTTACGGTTTTAATATTTTTCTTTCGCACAAGATAAGAAAACCTTTTTAATATTTCTTCGAGTGATTGTTCTTCCTCCGGATAAACAGTATAAAAATGTTCTTGCATGAACTTAATTCCTTCTTTAAGCTGCATTTCAGACATTAAATTTCCTGTGTATGTCTTATCCGCACTCTTCCCGATATAGCTTTCTATTAAGTCTGTGTACCACTCATTGTAAGGCATTTCCTCAGGGCTAAAGATAGCATGCTTCCATCCGTCGTACTTTGATTTTAATAGTAATAGTTGTTTTAAAAATAAACTTTTCCCCTCGTTATTGTATCCTGTCCAAATTGATACTTCACCCATCCTATGCGTATAATGCGGATCTATGCTACTAAAATGTGTTGTTGTTCCCCTTGGTTGTCCGTTTCGGTAATCGTTTAAAATATCATACTCAAAATCTTTACATTCAAATATACCGTCGACTGGTATTTCTTTTGCATTCTCGAAACATTCTTTTAGCTTCTCTTTCCCATACTTCAAAAGAATTTCATTTGCATCTTTACAATCTAAGTGGTCAATTATTCGTATTTTTTCAGATGTAAACATTTTAATCAACTCCTTTTGCAATCGTTGGCCGTTTGGATCGTTATCGACTGACAAGTAAATTATTTCTGCACTTTCGAAAACATCAAAACAATTGTAAACGCATTCTAACTTCTTTTCAACATTTACATCCTTTTCGTTTGGTGCTCCTTGGTTTACAGAAGTAGAAAATAAATATCCTGCTTCCTCCCATGCTAATGCATCAAATTCACCTTCACAAATAATTATCTTATCGCTATTTGCAATGTCATTGTATTTGTACATTGTTGGCTTTGCTTCGGGTGCTTGCATGAATTTCTTTTCTTTCGAATGTCTATATTTCATGTTAACAACCGTTTCGCCCTCATAATAGACAAAAGCATAATAATCATTCTTTGCCGATTTAATGCCATTACGAATAACTGTTTCCTGTGTTATCCCACGTCTTGAAAAACATTGCAAATGTTCTAAGGTAAGTTGTGTTAAGTTTTTAGCATCTGGTAATTTATAATCTTTGTAAAGTTCTTTTGTGTCCCTTTCTCCAAAAAATGCCTTATAACCGCATTTATGGCAATTACATACATGCAAATTTAAGTTTACTGATAAATCATCATTTAAATGTTTTTTGCCTAATTTAGCACATTCAGGGCATTTTGTTTTAAATTGAGAACGTCCACGGCTTTTGCTATCATCAATCGTATAAGTATCTATTCTAATCATAACCGTTGATATTTACCTTGTTTACAAAATTCAATTATTTGCGCTGGAGTAAAATTATATTCCTCCGTAATTGGAATGTCAAAAAATTTGTAATTGTATTCAATATTTTCAGTACTTTTTGAAACTACAGAAGGATATTCTTTTTTTAACCATTTTAGTGCAGTTAAATAAAGTGATGTGTAAGAAGTATTTTTTTTGTAATTTTCGATTGAATCTAAAATGCCATCAATTTGATTTTGCAAATATCCTTGTGCCTTAATTTTTTCAACCTCAGAAAATGAAATTTTCAAGTGAGCAAATTTTCTATACTCTTTTTCTTTTTCTTTCTTTATATCATTTACAGTAACAGTAACAGTATCATTTACAGTATCAGCGATTTTTGCGATAGGTAGCGATTCTTTTTTATCGGTATGCGATAGTATGCGACTTTTTGCGATACTTTCAGCTTCTCCTAAATCTATTTTTTTATCGTTTACTAGATTGTATAAATCCAAATTCCAACGTTTTAAGTTCCCAATTCGACCGCCTATACTCTTATTTTCAATCTTATCCTCCCATTGCTTTAAATCACGTTTTAGCTGTAATTTAATAGGCTCAAATGCTATTTGTAATAATAAGTCATCAGTATTTGGATGCTTATCATTTACATATTCAAGTATCATTTTGAATAATTCGCCTGCTTTTTCATTTGGAAGTTTATCAACCATGCTCAAAGTATCGGCGTAAAGGATGAATGATTTTTTATTCTCTGCCATAATCAAATGTATGAAATTTGTTTACGCAACTCACGGGATAGTTTTATTGCTGTTTCTTTATCTAAAGAGATAAAAGATGCAAATGGGAAATCGTTATCCATATCAATAGATATAAATATTTCATCTGATGCATTTGTATAGCAATTTAGAGAATGTTCGGATGTATTGCTTTTTTCCGAACCATAAAATACAACTTTTACATTAGCCATAATGTTATAAATGTTTTAAAAAACAAGTAAATTTTAAATATTATTAAACAAAAAAGAGCTATAAGTCAAGGGCTGCCACCCTATCATTATAACTCTCAGTTTAGAGCTTTCGCTCAATTTCTTGTTATTGTATGGCAGTACAATTTTTAATACACGACAAAGATAAACATTATTTTTTGAATAAACAAGAGATTAGAATAAAACTTTCAAAATATTGTTTGTTGTGCGTGTGACATTTTAAAGCGATTTAAAGCAGCATTGAAATACTCCGTGTCTAATTCAATTCCGACAAACTCTAAATTCATATTGTCGAGTTTATTGGCTTTGTCTATTGCTAAAGCTATTGAGCCACTTCCTAAATGAGTGTCGAGTATTTTATTGCCGTTTTCAGCATGCTCTTGAATAAGCCAATCATATAAGTCAATAGGATTTTGAGTAGGATGTATTCTATCCTCTTTGTTTTTCATATTCTGTTGAAGCATTCCATTCCATGTATAAGTAAACATTCTTAATGCTTTATCATAGCTTGTAAATGCAAGCTCACAATCAGAAAATTTAGTCGTGCCATTGTTTTTATTCCACGCCAGCCAGCCCATACTATTTGGCAAGTATTCAGTAAAGTAATTTGCTCCCCAAATAATTTGGTTCTTTGAAATTCTGAATAGTTCGTCAAAATATGATTTATTAGGTATTGCAGAATCCCAATCTTTTTTTGTAAATGAGCTTTTAAGTGCTGCACCTTTGCCACTTTTGCGTTTTTCGCCACCGAAAGTTTGAGAAATATTTATTCCATAAGGTGGGTCGACAATAGCCAAATCGAAATACTTATCATGGTATTGCTTCATTATTTCCATATTATCGGAATTATAAAACGAAAAATTATCTATTTTTATCATAATTGTTTATTTAAAATTGATTTGAAATCTCATCTTGTTCTGTTTGTAAATGAAGTAAAAACACATCGTACTCTCTCCGTTCTAACATTTCATAAGTAAATTGAAATATCTTAAATCCGTGTAATTGAGCAATATTTAATTTTGTAAGGTCGTTTTCATAACCTACACCTCCACGGTTGTGTCTTCCATTCGTCCATTGACCACCGTTTACTTCAATTATAACCTTTAAATTGGGGCAAAGAAAATCACATCGAAATAAACGCTTTGTAGGCATTATTTTATTAAATACAGCTTCTTGTACAGTGTCATTGTCAAATCTCTTTAAAAACGTGTTTAGTTCACGGTATAGAGCAATTTGTTTTGGTGTTAGTTTCTTCATGCTAGTTCCTCCTATAATAACGATTAGCACCCAACACATCAACCAATAATGCTTGACTGTATAATTTTTCTTGCATAGTTCTAAATTCAATCGAATTGTCATGCAAATTATGACAGTCACGGCACATAATAACTAAATTGTTAGGTTCAGTTATGTACTCTGGAAATAAAGAGCGTGGCAATAAGTGGCACAAATCGTTTGCCGGTGTTCCGCATAAAACGCATTGTTTCGGGTGTAGTTTTTTATACTCCGATAATACACTTTCTTTTCTGTTTTTCTTGCTCATGATTAATTATTTCTTTCTTGTTGACGATACATTTTATCTACATCGTGTTGTGCATTTAATGGAGTTATAGTATCTTGATAATAGCCAGTTCCATTAACTTTCTTTTCGTAACCACAAATTGGACATTTAAACCAAGTTTGACGATATTTTTTATTTGATTCTTTTGTTCCTATAGATTTTGTTTCATCCATTGGAGCGGTACACATATCACATTGTTGCTCTTTCATTTCCGTTTATTCTTTTCAATCGTTTGTTTCAAATTAAAAATAACATCTCTCAACTCTTTGTTTTCCTCACGCAATATCCTAATTGTTTCATCCTTTCCACGTATCAATCTCCAAAAACCATTTGTTTGCCTATTTAAACGCTCAATTTGCAACTCTAATCTGTTTTTCATAGATTCGTATAGGTTTGCATGTGTTCGTGTCGCAAACTTGCCACGAATGCGTTTTTGTTTTTCGGTGAATAGTCCCATGGGTAATTATTTTAAGTTATTCAAATACTGACTTTGAAATTTCTATTATCTTTTCATCTGACATACTTCTAAATCCATAATATATATTTGAAGTGGCAAGTCTGGCATGGATTCCAGAAAAACAAGATATAAAGTATTCTACCTCTTTTATTGAGGCTTTTGCTTGCTCAGGAGTAATTAAACCAAAATAGATAGACTCTAATTGCATCATTAAAAATCTTTGTGCATACGGCTCTATAAATTCGGAGCTAATTTCAGGTAGATTTTTTGCATATGTTACTTGCTCTCCCATTATTATTTACATTTTAATTGTTTTTATTACCTCACAAAAATACTACTTTCTTTTCATATATGCAAATACTCCATACAAAAATTAGTTAAAGTTCAAATGATTATTCAAACTTTAACTAATTACACCAAAAGCGGATATTCTACGTCGCTAACGAAAAGGAGTTCCTTTGACTCCGTTTAGTGGTTAGTTGCTTTTTGGTGGGTTTGTTTATTCAGATACGTAGTTAAACACATCCAAAATCTTTGTCTCGGTAATAGAAGCGATTTCGTAATCTGCCATTGTGCCCTTCATGCCTTCGTGCAAATTGGCTTCGGCTTCTTTGATGTCGTTAGCTTGCACATACATTGTGCATGCGGTGCGTTTTTCAACGCCTTTTTCTTCGTCAAGTGAAACAAAGAAAACTTTTGATTTGAACCATTTATCGCCTAAATCATAGAAAAATAGCTCGTTAATTTTTGCTCTTGTAATTTTGTCGACTACAAACTCACCACTAATAAATGGTTTCATCTCTTTGTTAATTCGCTCTTCGGCTTCCGTGAATGATAAAGCATCTACTAAATACTGTTCTGATACTTTAATAATTTTGCCTTCTTCAACTGTTTTTTCGTACTTAATTCCGACTAAAAAATAATTTAGCATAATTTTTCTGTTTTAATTTGTTTGTTTAATTCTATTTGCAATCTCTTAACCAAATCACACATCTTTGTTGACATGCAATTTGTAACTCGTATTTCTTCTAAAAGTTCGTTCATCTTAAAAATTAATTAAATTCTTTTCAAATTCTTCCTGTGTTATATGCTTTAAAAATATAGCGTATAAAACAGTTTTTACTGACTCGTACAGCGTTTGAAATTCTAATGCGTTCATCTTATCGAATGCAATGCTTTTAGGTGTTTCAATCCATTCTTTTCGTTTGATAGAGAATATCAAATCGCAATGACCAGCTGACATTTCAACCGTTTTTCTAAATTGTTCAACCGTTTTAAAATGCTCGGTTGTTTTTTCATTTAGATAAGCCCAAGCGCAATTTATCAAAGCAAAATATTTTTTGTGAAAATCATAATTTCGATATACAACAAATTTAGCTTTGTAAGTGTTGCCGTTTTTTAGGCTTGTATATTTCACTAAATCTTCATCCGATGATGGGATTAATCCCCGCTCCGTTTTTAATAGTAAAATATCCATGTGTTAAAATGGGAGATCACTCCCTTCGCTTGCACTCGGTTGAGTTACTTGTTGAACGTTTGGTTTACTTGCCACTTGTTGACCTACT